TCAGACCCGAAGCGAAGTCGCCGCCGAATTGGACGCCGTTAGTATGGACAGACCTTTTTTCAAAGGTCATGGTTCCATTGAATGTATCGGAAGTCTGCTTATTGGCAAACTCCCAAAGGGCGCGTTTGGCAGAATATGCGTTGACGTCGGAAGCTGTTGTATTATCGTATCTGGTGATAAGATAGATGGAGATACCTTCTGCCGTAATCCCGATTCTTTTTGAATATAGTGTTGCATGAATATCGGATTCGATATTACCGAGACGAGAATAGGGGGTATTGTCTCCAATCGTATAGGTGGCTATATATTCGTTATACAGCTTTTTTTCATAACCTTGGACTCTCGAAAGCCGACCATTTTCACCGAATCGCGGGTCCATCAACAAAACGGCTTGTCCTGCTTCGTAATTTTTATCATTCAGTGTACAATATACCGGATTTGTTGTGCAATCGTACACGTTCGTATCGCTACTGTGTTTTTTTGCATACGACGTGCCGACTTTTAATAGTTCTTCTTCAGCTTCACGGATACGATCTTCAGGCAGCTTGACGCCTGTAAGTATGAATTTATCGGGGCCTTGTTCTTCGTCTGCACCCCGCGGACGTAAATTATCATTAGGAATAATGAGCTGGCTCTCACCAGAGGTTTCTACTTCGGCTATGATTTCGAACTTCTTTGCGAAACCGTCTTCGGGTTTCCATGTTGTCGGATCGATTTTCTGGTTATTTTCATCAAGTAAAGCGAGTTCGAAATCCCTGCCTGCGAGGTCGCCTGTTTCGAAATGAGCTGCAAGCGTTTCTCCCTCGATGACATCCGAAGGCAGAAAAGGGGTATCCTCGCAATACATGATGTATGCCTTGTCGGTCCGCCCTTCGATAATCGTCCGGTCGATGGTGGAAATGGAGGTTATCGTTTCCGTATTTTTAGGATATATATCCTCAAAGAAAACAACTTTTGCAACCACCTCGTTTGCTGCGAGGTCGGGGTGCGCATCAATATACTGCTGTCCGTCGGGAAGACGCAATCGGATTTCGGAGACATGATTTGTAATGCCTCCCTGTCCTGCCTGACCGTATTCTTTCGTGAGGTTCCGATTCGAACCGAATACATAAAACCGTGTACCGTATTCGTCATCATTGCCTTTTCGTGCGGGGATATTCTGCACTACTTCACCACGTCGAAACGTCTCGGGTGTTCCCGATTCCAACTTGCCGAAATGCAAGGTAACGGTAGCATCGTTTTCCGTAGTCCACCATTCTACTTCGAATGTCTCTACAATATTTGTCAGTGCGTCCCAGCAAGAATCCCCGTTGAATGAAACGAGTTTGGTCTTTTCGGGAAGTTCGACGCCATGAAGCGCTCCCATTTTCCAATTTTCGACACCCAGCGCCTTATTCATGTTGGCAACAATGAGGTTGCCGAACGATTCGAGGTCTGTTGTATTGTGGAAAACAGCTTCCGGATTCGGGCCTTCCAGCCAGAAGCACGGAAATCGTTTCATGTGGTTTTGCTGCGCTTCGAATCGCAATGAATATTTATATCCACCTGTATTGTTGTCGAATTCGGGACTTATAGGGTCTATGACGTCGAATTTGCGACCTTTGTATATGAGGTACGCCCCTTGTGGAAAACGTTGAATGTGTGCGAGTTTTATGGGAAGATCAATGTAATAATCCCCCATAAGTACGTACTTTACGACGGCTTCCTTGCAAACAGGAGCCTCCATGATAATATCTCCGGAAGGATCGTATATCGTCATTTCGTCGGAATCAGCAGACTGCTACTTCACAGCCTTCAAAGACAAAGGTCCGAACTCTCGGCACATTATGCAAGGATTATTACTGTTTTTTTTCGGCGGAGGGAAAATAATTATGGTAAAATATTTGCAGGTAATGTTTTTATTACCTATATTTGTGATGTTAAAACGAATACCAATGCCTACAATATTTATACTTTTCGGATTTCGGTTCCTTTTTTATGCCAATGACCACGAACCGATACACGTGCATGTCGTAAAGGGAGAGATATGCGCAAAATTCACACTGTTTCCCGTCCAGATGGTCGAGAATCACGGTTTGAAGCCCGCCGAATTAAAAATGGTAGAAGCGGTCATTGAGGAGAACCAAGAGATCATAGCCGCGCATTGGAATAAGTTTTTCAACAAAAATAAATAGAATCCAATATGAAAAATATAGAAAAAATATGGCTTACGGATGACGCTGTGTGGATCAAAACGACGGAAGGGCAGCAGGCTTGTGAGAAGTTCGAAGATTATCCGCGGTTGAAATATGCAACTCCGGCCCAGCGAGAACATTTCGAAACGAATGCTTTCGGAATATATTGGCCTGAAATCGACGAAGATTTAAGTTTCGACGGCTTTTTTGAGAAAAAAGAACGGAACTCTTTGTACAGAATATTTGTCGAACATCCGGAATTGAATGCTTCGGCAATCGCACGCCGTTTGGGGCTGGCTCAAAGTCTTTTAGCACAATATATCAGTGGGACTAAACATCCGTCAAAGGAGCGTATGGAGATGATAAAAAGCGAAATTCGCAAGATTGGTGAAGAACTGCAACTTATCTGAAAAATACAAAGCGATTAACGCATCGTTACGATTTAACCCCTGCCGGAGTAAAGTGCCGGACAGGGGTAATCTTATTCTAACGGAATTATTGCATAGCAACTTATCTATTATTATCCGGTTGTACGATTCGCGGGATTAGGTTCTCGGAATTTTACCGCTAATTTACAAGCATTCAATTGATAGTTTTCGAACTGTGTGCTGTTGCTGTACAGTAAATGGAAACTGCGTCCCAGATCGGGTACGGATATTACCACTGTCCCTTTATGTAATTCGGCGATGAAGGCATTATAGTTGGTAAAGAAAGACGATGAATTCGAACCTTTGATTAAAAACGTCAGAGTTACGTCTCTTTCCTTGACCATGGGTGTCTCTGGTACGATTATCTCCGTACCATTTTTCAGTGGGTCGTCGTTTTCGACGAAATCCTTCAATGCCGGCGGGGTGAGTAGAGCGGCATAGGCTCCGGTCAAAAGAGTGGCTCCAAAATCCGACAGGAGCTTTTTGTTGATCGTTATTTCTTGCGTTTCCATCATTTGTTACAAATTATCGAGTTTCCGATTCATCGAGGTGAGCGTTTCGGCCATTTCAGGCAGAATCCGAGTATAGGTCCGAATATCGGCCACATTTCCATTCAACTGTATCATAATATCGCGCATATCGAAAGTCGCATTGCGTGTATCCATGTTAATCGAACGAAGCATATCCATGCCGTTGACGAGAATGTTCATCTTGCCTTGCATATCGCTAAAACGCCCGTTCAGTTCATTGCCCGTGTCTTGAGACTGCGCTTGAAATCCCTTGGAGGCGGCATTTTGCGTGTCTTCGGTTCCCCAATATTTTTTCAAAATCGGATCGTATTTTTCACCTTTATCTACCATATCGTCGATTATGTCGTTAACGATATGTTCCTCTGTGGGATCGAGGAAGCCGTCGTAAAGGAAGGTTGCCAATTTAGCTCGTAATTTTTCTACATCTTTCGCTAAGTCCTTAGATAACATGCCTATGACAACATTTTTTATCATATTTTTTACGACGTCTTTCATCGACTTTGCTCGGTCTTCTCCTGCGGCCCATGCATCGGCATAAGCATTTGCAAAATTATTGATTGCGGATTTGATGTCTTCGCCGAAGATCGCGTCTTTTGCCAATTCCTTGTTCTTTTCCTGCTGTTTTCTGAGCTCGTCCATCTGTTCGTAGTAGGCTTCGAGTGCATCTTCATCCGGATTCTTTTTCGATTTTTCCTCTGCAATCTGTTGCTCGATCAATTTCAGTTGTTGATCAATCATTTCGTTTTGTTGCAGAATCATGCTTGAAGCGTCATATGAGTATGCGTTTTCAATGGCGTCTCCGAGATCTTCATATGATTTTTGAAGAGCGTCGATCTGATCTTGAAGCCTTTTAATGTTTCGTTCGTGCCTGCGATCGCCACTGAATAAACTGAATGCACTTGTCAAAAATGAAAATACGCCGCGAATGCCTCCGGCGATATCTCCTGAGGCAAATCCCGCGACAGCTTGTGCCGCACCTCCGACTGCGCCGGCTATATCGTTAATGACGGCGACCGTATCTTCGTCGGCACCCATAGCCGTGGCAATAGAGGATACACCCTCTATTACTGCGTTGGCGGCATCAAGCGCTTTGGCTACGTTTTGCCATGCCTTCTGCTTTTTTATGATAGCTTCCAACTCGGCTTGATCAGCGGCCTGCCTATCTGATTCCTGTTGTGTCTGGTTGTATTTCTCACGCAGACGAATAGCCTCCTGCATGGCTGTTTTATAATCCCGGAATCCGGTTACAACAGCTGCAAATGGATTCTTCATCGCAGCTTTATCAGATGCTTCCTGAAGCTGATCCGTTACGGTTTTGAGGTTGATCGGATCAAGATCGGCATTTTTGAGTTGAGCGTTGATGTTGTCGATGATCCGACGTATTTCCTTGCTCGACAAAGCATCGAGATTCTGAAAGAGGTTGATCCAATCATCGGTTTTCATCAGTTCATCGGCTTTGATCTTGCCGATTTCCTGAATCTCTTGCTTGTCTATTTGCGAGATAAGGTCCATGCGTCCGCCTTCGCGGGCCGCTTTACGAGCGTTTTCTGCTTTCTGGCTTATTTTTGCAATCTTGTCCGAAGCTCCGCCGTATTCGTCTACAACTGCTTGAAGACTTTCCGCGAGTTCGGAGCGATCGATTAGATTTTCGAAGTCGAACAATTGTCCCAAGTCTATATTGCCGGCTTTGAATGCATTTTGGAGCCATTCGCGAAATCCTTCGTATTTGTCTTTGATCCCGCGAATGCGTCGTTCTTCTTCCGTGAGTGCCGCATCGGTAATTTGCTTATAGAAAGAATCCAGTTCTTTAGCATATTTAAGCTTTATATTTGCTTTGTCATGAATGCTTTCGATTCGAATGTTGTTACGCTGCTGCTCGAAATTATTCTCCTGTTCTTCTGTGAGGGGTGTGCCTTGGGCTTCTTTTAATTTCTGCTGTTCCTCGTCGATTTTGGCAAGTTTTTGCCGGGTGCGAAGGTCTATCTCGGCCAACTCTTTGGCCTTGCCTTCACGCATGATGTCGATGCGCGACTGTTCGAGGGCCATATCGTTGGCCAGAACTTGATCCGATAGTTTTTTTTTGGCCTCGGTGGTTTTTTTGACCTGCTTGGGGTCATACCCCGTGAGGGTGGCAAGAGTTCCTTCGGTTGTTTTTATTTCCTTGTTTTTCGATTCGATGGCGCCGGCGAACGTAAAATCCTTACCCGCATTTTCGGGTCGTATCCCCTCTTGCAGCTCCTTGAGTTCTTTTTTCAGGGCTGCGAGACGTTCGCGGGTGGCTTTTATTTCTTTGTCAAGTGATGCGAACGTTTCTTCGGTCACCTTCCCTGTTCCCTCCGATATGGCTAATCCCAAACGACGCGCTGTATCCGCAACTTCTCGGGTGGTAGAATCATAATCAAGTTTAGCTTTCGCAACTTCTTGATTTTGCTCTTCTATATCTCTTATAGTTTGGCTCAAGTCATATCGTTCTCGATCTAAATCCAGCCGCCCCAAACGAGGATCATATAAATTTATCAATGAGGCTGCTTTCTCTGTTATTGGTACATCAGAAGCAATAACCTCACTAACTTGCTGTGCATATTCTTTTATAGCATCTTCCGATGGCTTAATTCGTTTGTTTCGTGTATCCTTTAGATAAAATCGACCGCTATTGATCCTTGCTTGAAATTCTTCAATTTGTTTTTGTGCCGTCAATTCTCTCTCCTGAGCCTCGGCTCGCGCATCGTCGTAGCGCTGGGCAGCGGCGGACAGTTCGTCGTTTTTTCGAGCAAGGACGAGACGTTTTACTTGCTCTTCGTTGTAAGCGGCAAGGCGTTCGGTCAATATTTTGGTCGCCTCGGCCTCGTTGTCGACACCTCGCACGATCTCCGGCTGGAGACTTCTGAGTTGTTCCAAAGCCTCCTTCCTCGCACGTTCCGCCGTATTGGCATCGGTCAATTTGGCAACGAGCGCATTGACCTGCTTGCCTTCGTTGATTATGGCTTGCTCGTTTTCGCCGATCGCACGATTCAGTTCGTCCGTCCTGTTGACAAAGACCGACAAAGCGGCTACAACTCCGCTAACGATACTCAGAAACAGCCCCAGAGGATTTGCTTTAATTACGGTATTGAAAACCCGTCCGGCACGAGCGGCAGCCGTCAATGCCTTGGACTGCTCCCAGATCGCCTGTGTGGCGGCTATCGTAGTTCGTACCCTCTGTGCGGCGGCTATGCCGATAAGCGCTGCCTTGTATGCCCCATAAGCAGATACCAGCGGGATCAGAATATCCAATACTTTCTGGTAATTCTCGACGAGCGAAATCGTGCCTTTGAGTACATCCGTGATGACACCCTCTTGCGATTTGCCTATGTCGTTGAACATAACATCTATGGCGTCGCCGAGGTTGGAGATGAGGCCCGTAATGGTCTTGGACTGCTCCTGCATCAGATTATAGAACTTGCCGCCCTCGTTGGTCATGTTTTCGATGGCCTTCTGCACTTCGGGAAAGCCGATTTTACCTTCTGTAACCATCTGCGAGATTTCGGCGCGGGTCTTGCCCAGCATCGTGGCAAGCTCCCCGGCAAGGTCGATACCTCGGCTCTGGAACTGCATTACGTCCCGCGTGTACAGCCGCCCCTGTACGGCAGTGGTACCGTACAGCCACGTCAGGTCTTGCAGATTCAAGCCCAACCCGGCAGCCACATTACCCAGCCGGGTAAGCACGTCGGTAACGTCTTCTGCTGCAAATCCGTATGCGAGAAGCTGACGTGCCCCACTCGCCACGCCTTGAAGGTCGAATGGGGTCTTAGCGGCCAATTCGACCATCTGCGCCATCAGCGCGTCGGCCTTTTCCTTGCTTTGCAGTAGCGTTGTAAAAGCCACTTCGAGTTGCTGGAATTCACCGCGGGTCTGTACGATTTGCTTTACCAATCCGACAAGCGAAGCCCCGACACCTATTTGTCCGAGTGTTGTCGCGATGCGTCTCATGGCAGCATCCATCCGGTCGGAATCGGTAATAACACTTGAGGTTACCGTTTTGGCCGTCTTTTGGAGTTCCTTGAACTTGCGAACCGCCTCTTCGTTATCAATGACGACAGTTAGATTGATACTCATAAGACGACGACGGTATTATCTCTGTTTATTTTCACCTCTGAACCGCTGATGTTGACTATCTTCAGTACGGCATAATTCGAAGCATTGATCGTGGCTTTGGCTCCGTGCATGAGCACGACGGTATGAACGAACTCGACACCCGAGGCCTCTATTTCGGCAGAAGTGTTTCCGACTAAACAAATGTATTTTCGCTTGTCGAGTTTGATGAAACCGCAATCTGTATACATGTCATTGCCGCTTATTTCATTTTTGTGTGCCTGAAATATTCTCAGCGACGGGAAATTGTTTTTCTGACAGAATTCAAGTCCTTGCGGCGAAAAAAACAGCGAGGCCAGAGAATGAAAATTTTTCACCTTATGCAGCCGTTCGCAAGCACCAAGTGCGGATGCGGATTTTAATATCTCGTCAAGCATATTAAGTCATTTCGTTCGTTATCGTTTGCCTCCTGCCATCAGAAGGAGCGTATTCATCGAATCGGGATCGTCTAAATCGATTATATCAGGAATTCTTGTTTGTTTATCGTTTTGTTGGCTGGATTCGGATTTGCTTTTGTAATCAATCTTAAGGGCATCGGCAATCATGAGTTGTGCATTGGCCCATGATATTTCCCAAAGAATGTATTCCATCGTCCAATGATAACGGACTGCAAGCGCATCTATTTGTCCCCAGATGCTGCGCCCTCCGTAGTGGCTATCCGCTCCGCTTCCGTCGGTGGGGTAATTACGACCTGAAGCGTTTTTACCGAGCGAATATTATACATAATAGTATTTTTGATGAATTATCCCCATTTTTATATTTCATATAAAAATACAGATTATCAGTGGATAATGCCTAAAAATGCGAACCGTTGTTTTTTGGTTTTCGGATTGTTTCTTTAACTTTGCATGCAAATTGTATGTACAATGTATGCAAATTTTGACCTATGTTCAAGTATTCCAAAGATTGTGTTTCGGTGTTCACTGTATTAGACACCAGACGCCCCAAAGCAGACGGGAAATATCCCGTAAAGGTACAGGTTGGATTCGCCCGCAAACAAAAGTATTATACCACCAGCAAGACACTATCCGTTGAGGAGTGGCGCAAGTTGCCCACTACGAAATTGCGATCGCTGGTTCAAATTCGGGAGGAAATAGAGACCCGCTTCAATATCGTGCGGGATTTCGTGCGGGATCTTACTGCTATGGGGGATTTCTCGTTTGATGCCTTAAATATGCGATTAGCCGGAGCGACGACGGGAACGATAAACACAGCTTTTGAGGCGCGTTTGCAGATGTTTAGGGATGAGGAGCGTGCTGGTTCGTGGTACGTGTGCAAGGATGCTCTTATTTCTTTCGAGCGTTTCGGGGGTAAGAACATAACATTTTCGGAAATTACACCATCATGGCTTAAACGCTACGAAGCACATGAGAAAGCCCGAGGATTAAAGCCTACGACGATTTCAATTCATTTGCGACAGCTTCGGACTGTTATACTCGATGCGAGCCGGAATGGGATAATCAAGCCGAGCGCAGATCCGTTCGGACACGGTAAATACGAGATCAGCAGAGGCGAAGGGCGAAAACTTGCCTTTACGCTTGAACAGATAGGCGCAATAGCTCGCTACAAGGGCAGTAAGACGATAGAAAAATATCGGGATTATTGGCTTTTCATGTATCTATGCAATGGGATAAATATGGCCGATTTATCGAGGTTGAAATATTGTGATATAGTCGACGGGGAAATATGTTTTACCCGAAAGAAGACGGAACGGACAAATAGAGTGCACAAAGAAATACGGGTCATTATCACCCCTCCGATGCAGGCCGTTATCGACCGCTGGGGCAATCCCCCAAAGGCAGATAATTATATTTTCCCGATTCTCACGGGAAAGGAAAAAAACGCATTCGAGTTGAGAAAACGATGCAATGCGTTTACAATGTTGATGAACATATACACCCGTAAATTGGGCCGAGAGTTGGGATTTGGAGCTTTCTCTACATACTCGGCGCGACACTCGTTCGCCACGGTATTAAAACGTTCGGGGGCAAATATTGCCTACATATCCGAAAGTCTCGGACATTCGAATCTTAAAACGACCGAAAACTATTTGGCCAGCTTTGAGCGGGAGGAACGGGAGAAAAATGCCGTACTACTGACGAATTTTTGACCCGACAATTTGCGTAATGTGCCGCGGTACAATTCCTTTGCGGTAACGTTCATTTTTGTTTAGGAATGATCAGTGGAGCACATCTTATTTCCGCCGGTCATTCCGTTTTTTTACTGTATTTCGCCGTATCCTCGTCATCACTATTGTAAGTCGGCCGATATAACAAATAATTATACCGCTCCCGTGATTAAAGAGGTTTGTTGCATAAATCCCTGATTGTCAGGGATACCCCGTTTTAGGGTGTCCTCTGGGGTCATTTCAAATGAGGTCATCCTCAATTCGTTGTGTTATCAGTTAGCAATATACTTCATGTCTTGCATGACTACCGCGCCAAACTGGTTTGTGGAGGGGGTCGGTAAAATGGCGACCCCCTTACAATGGGCGGTAACAGCATCGGCGGGGCGTGCATATCCCAAAGCACGCGCAACGTCGCTTGCCGCGAACATTGCCTTGCCCTTTACTTCGGTTACTCTCACTTCGCCGAAGCGGTCCCCCGTCCGTCGTGCCGTCCTTGTGTGTATCATTTCTCCGTGTCCGCTCGCTTGAACCCTATCGGTTGGGCGGTCTTTCGGGCTTGCGGCATCTTGATCGACAATGCCGCAATAGCTTGATAGATATTGTCGAGCTCTTGGCGCATATCCTCCGACAGGTCGCTGACCGCTTCGGCGTTGTCCTTGCCCGTCTGCTCCAATAATGCCAGCCGGGCCCGGATTTCGGATAATTCCGCCGTTACGGTCGTCGTGGTCATGATGTAGTTGCGCATCGCCACGAAAGCACGCATAATAGCGATATTGGCATTTATAGCCACGTCGCTATTGAGCAAGCCGGAAAGCATTGCTACTCCTTGCTCGGTAAACGCATAAGGCATTTTACGGATACCGCCCCAACTTGATATCACAATTTGTGATTTCAAGTTTGCAAACTCCTGATGTGTAAGTTGAAACATAAAGTCGGGCGGGAACCGTTTCGCATTGCGTTTTACCGCTTGGTTTAGTGCGCTGGTGGTTACTTGGTAGAGCTCCGCCAGTTCACGGTCCAGCATCACCCGCTGGCCCCGTATCTCGTAAATCTTGCTTTGGATGGGTTGTAGTTCCATATCGTTAGGGTTGTTATATTATGCCTCGTATCCCTCGTAATAATACGATTGCTCGATACCCTTGAAAATCACCTCTCGATCCTCCGTGCGATCGGTCAAGGCTCCGCCGAGCAGCGTGCGCAGCTCCAAATCGTTGATCGGGCTGCGCTCCATAGCCTGCAAATACAGGTCTTTGTCTACCTTGCGCCAGTCCACGACCTTACCGATTCGCTTTTTCAGCATCATATCGAGCCAAATGCGGGTGGCCCGGCCGTTGCCCTCCATGAACGGATGGGCGACGTTCATTTCGACGTATTTTGCGATTATTTCCTCAAAAGTTCCCGCCGGCATCCTCTCGATGACGGGCAGAATAGCGTCGAGGTATAAGGCATTGGCAAAGCGAAACCCTCCTTTTGCGATGTTCAGCGTCCGGACCTTGCCGGCGAAGTCGTACAGCCCGCCGAACAAGTAACGGTGAATCTCGCAAAGCCCTGCCACCGTGCCGACCTCGATACGGTCGATGTCTCCCGTCTCGAACAGGGTACGGGCCTTTTCAAGGCTACGGGCATCTATTTGGTCTGTTTTCTTTCCCATGACCGCAACTATTTGTCCTTTTCCTTTACCTCCAGCACCGTCCCGCACTTCGGGCACGTGATCGTGTTTGTCGGTTGGGGGGTCGGCTGCGCCTCTTCCTCGAAAAAATCCGATACACTGCATCCTATTGCATCCGCAATGCGTTGCAGTTGCGATACGGGGTTTCGGTCGCCCTGTTCGCAGTAGTAGTGTATAGTCTGACGCGATACGCCTAACCGTTCAGCTAACGATACCAAACTAACCCCGTGCGATTTGCACATCTTTTTGATGTCTATTTTCATAATGTTATACGATTATATTACACGGCAAAGATAAGCAAAAAATAAAGGTATGCAAATAATCGTGCTACATAGTGGGTGGTGTCCCTAATTTTTGCAATATATTTTTTTTACACTTTTTTGATAAAATGTTTGCATATGTAAAATATTCATATTACATTTGCAATAGCAAAAGAGATAAAAGCAATACAAATATATTACAATTATGAATACACAAAACACCACCAAACGCAGCTTCAAGAAATTGACCGCGGAGCAGAAAGAACAGTTTACGGCCTACTTTATGGCCCGTTATCCCGAAACCCGCAAAATCAAGTTTTCGAGCGATGAAGTATGCCGCTATACAGTTAAGGTGCGATTTGCGGGCAATAGAATGTTTATGGTGCGGGCGTATTCTTTCGACAAGTTGCAGGACCATACGCAGGCCGCTTACGAAAAACGGGGTTTTCATTTATCATAAAGCCGACAACCATGACCACCGCAACGCACACCAAATTACAGCAGATCGCCAAGCAGGCCGCCGACCACATTACGAAACTGAACGGCGAG